ACAAGTTGTTCATGGCGTGAACTTATTGAGAAATTTTTTATCAATAGTTCCGACCTGTTGAACGACGCTTTGTGGGAAAATTTGTCCACATTTTTTGTCAAAATTGCATCTTTGTATGCATGCATGTCTGATGTTGTTTCTTTTGAAACGTTAGATATTGCACTTATTGTGAAGAACTTTCACATCTTTAAACAACAAATACCTGAAGTCAAAGATCTCATTGAGATGGCTTTTCTCGCTTACGAATTTGTCCTAGGAAACTGGGAACGAGTTTGTTCAGGCGATTGGTCAGTCATTCTCTTAGGAAAAGATGAGACACAGGAATTTGAAGTTGAAGTTCGAGTTCTGGAACAAGCCTTTCCTTTTGTCATAGCAGGGAAGGAAATTGTTTTAAAAGACAAATTTCATATGACGCCAAAGTTATACTCTAATCGTTTGGGAGCCGCAATTAAGAAAGCGAAATCTCTCATATCACGATGCACGAGTGTACAACAAAGAATGTCAGTGTCTACTTTTATTAAAACATTGACTGAAAAACAATCACAATTGTTTGCAGCAGCATCTGATGCCCCACGGAAATTGGAGGCCTATGCTGTCAAATTTTCCGGACCTTCGGGTACTGGAAAATCGACTTTACTGGACATCTGTTCACGTATATTGTTGCGAGCATACCAGCATGATCCTACTGAGCGAGGACAAGTGGTTTTTACGAATATTTCTGAAAAGTTCGAATCAACCATTCTCCCTTCTCACAAGATTATTTGTGCTGATGATGTTGCTAACAACGCCAACGAAGAACCTGACTATGATAGAATTTTGAATTATGTCAATACGGTTCCCCGTCCGTTGATTAAAGCTGACACCAAGGAGAAAGGAATTTATTATCCTTGTAACGATGTCTTTTTAGCAACCACGAATGATGAAACATTGCGTGCTACTAAGTGTTCAAGTTGCCCAGAAAGTATTTTGCGAAGATTTGCTCTCGATGTAAAAGTTGAGATCAGACCTGAGTTTCGTAATTCTTATGGTGGCTTGATGCTATGTGATGAACCTCGGTATGATGTTTATATGTTGACCCTTAAACGGTTTAGCCATATCGAGTATGATGAAAAACACCGACCAACTGTCAAATGGGATATTATTCCACGAGAAGTTTGGAACAAATATGGTGATGAATCACATGATTTTGCAGCAATGTGTGCATTTTTGGCAGTTGATGTCCAGCGACATATCACTGCTCAGAAGCGAAAGTTTGAATCACAGAAGAAACTTGATGATTGTTCATTTTGTCCCCTTTGTGGGATTCCAGAAATTGTTTGTGGATGCATTCCATGTACTATTTCTGATGCAGTGAGTGATGCTGATCTTGATATTCTCGAGGTCCCTGAACTTGAGCGTGAATCTATTCCGCTTATTGATACATCATTCGAAAGACCTGTCAGTTCTATTGACCCCCATGGAGACATTGTCCCTAGTGAAGAAATTGCCGAGCAAGCTATTGCTATGTATGGAAATTTTTGGTCAACTTTGGAAACAG